TGTCACTTAGAATACTAGGAAATGAGTTTGTTGCAATTAAGATAGGATCAACTAACTTTAGTGGTAAACTAATAGCTGGTGGTATTTTGTTATTATTTTTTACTTTAGTTTTATTGGAAGGCTTTGGCTTAAATGAGATTTTAATACAATGAATTTTGAAACTTTTTTAAGATGGAAAATACTTCCAAGATGTATGATGCTTGCTAGCACTATAATGTCTTGGCGTTGTGCTGAATGGTTTATGAATTTATCTGAACCTACAATGCAACAATCAGCCTTTGTATCTGTGGTTATGGGTGTAATGACAGGTATTTTTGGTATATGGATGGGTCACGAACATAAAGGAGATAATTATGGCATTAGCACCAAAGAAAAAAAGTAAAATTAGAAAAGTTATAAAAGGTCTTAAGAAAGCCTCTAAGCTTCATAAGGGTCAAGCAAAAACATTAAAAAGTATTATGAATGGCAAAAATAAAACTAATAAAAAATGACTGTCTTCATGCTCATGTGCTATTTAAATAATGTTTTTGATGCTGGAATTTATTTTAAAGATGTAAACGAATGCTTATATTATGCAGACAAATTAACTGGTCAAAAAATTAATGTACCGATAAAAGTTGAAAAATATGAGTGTATGTGTAAACTGATCCCATCAGTCGATGAAAAAAAAGTGAAAGTATATTAGGAGGTAGCCATTTTACAAGCACTTATAGGTCCTGTCACAGGACTTCTTGATAAATTTATTCCAGATGCAGATCAAAAAGCAAAGCTTGCTCACGAGATTGCCACTATGTCTCAAAAACATACGCAGGAAGCTTTGCTTGCCCAATTAGAAATCAACAAAGCTGAAGCCGCTAGTGGTTCTATATTTAAAGGCGGCTGGCGCCCAGCAGTTGGATGGGTCTGTGCGATTGCTTTTGCTTATCATTTTATTCTTAAAGATCTAATTATATTTGGTGCATCGTTTGCAGGTGCAGAGCTACCAGAATTGCCAGAATTTGACATGGGTACACTTTTAACTGTTCTTGGTGGAATGCTCGGAATTGGCGGCTTGAGGACATATGAAAAGCAAAAAGGATTAACTAAATAATGTTATGGCATTGGCTTAAATTAGCTAAATTTTTCAATAAAATAGGTAATTATTTTTACCATCGTCATGTAGATTGTTTAAGAAAAAGGCAAGGTAGATAATAGCAATGGAAGAGAAAAGAAAAGAGATTGCTATTTGTTGGATACACAAAATAGCTATGACAGAAACAACGTGTGAAGAGCCAATACCCGAATATGGAATTTATAATTATAAAGAATACAAATGCCCTATGTGTCTTACAACATTAAGAGAGACTGATAATGGATGGGATTAGACTAGCAGAATATTTATACAAGAACATACGTCAAAGAAAAGAGCAATTAAGCGAATCTTTGGCTGATGGAGCGATAGGATCTATGGAAGACTATCGAGCAATAACAGGTGAAATACGAGGTCTAACCTGGATTGAAGAAGAATTAAGAACCTCGATGAAAGGTATAGAAGATGACTAAAAAGTTATATGTGCCAGATCGGATAGCGGCACAAAAAGCAAAAGCAATTAATCCGATTCCTAAAGCTATATCAAAAGCTTTTGATCAAAAAGAAGAAGCAGTAGAAAACTCTAAAGATCCATCAAAATTAGATGTATCAGTTTTAGAAAGGTTACCTCAACCAACAGGATATAGAATACTTGTTATCCCTTATTATTTGTCAGAAAAGACAAAGGGAGGAATAATAATTCCTGATGCAACTAGAGATCGTGAGTCTTTTGCAACAGTCGTAGCTTATGTTGTTAAGCTGGGTGCTGATGCTTATAAAGATTCTGATAAATTCCCAAATGGAGCATACTGTTATGAGAAGAGCTGGGTGCTTATGGGTAGATATGCTGGAAATAGGTTTAAAGTGGATGGTCTTGAGCTTAGAATCATAAATGATGATAATATAATAGCTACAATACTTGACCCAGCAGATGTTTCTTATGTATAGTGGAGGTAATGATGAACGATATACAACAAAATCAAAATGAAGAAGTCTCTAATGAGAATGAATTTGTAGTGGAGCTTGATGAAAATCAACAGCCATCTGCAAAAGAATCTCAATCTCAAAACAAAGAACAAACAATTGTTCGTAGTGAAGAAACTGACGAGCTTGATTCTTACAGTGATAAAGTACAAAAAAGAATTGATGCACTTACTGCTAAAAGAAAAGCTGCTGAAGATGATGCTAACAATGCTATTTCATATGGTAAGCAAGTTGAACAAGAAAACCAAAATCTTAGAAAACAACTTGAAACATATACTAAAGGTTATGAAACGGAGTTTGATAGCAGAGTTAATTCTCAAGAGGCTCAAGTTAAACAAATTTTAAAGGAGGCAATTGATGCCAACGATCCTGAAAAAATTGCTGAAGCCACTGCAGCTATTACTCAAGTCAATATTCAAAAAGAAAGAGTTAAAGTTCTCAAGCAAAACAGAGAGCAAGAACAAGCAACTCAAGCAAATGAGAGACAAAGCAATCAAAAGCAAGAAGCAAAAAAACCCAGCATAGATGACAATCCAAAAATAAAAGCATGGATTGCTAAGAATGCTTGGTATGGCAAAGATAATGAAATTGAGAAAAATTTAGCCTTGATGTTAGCTGATAAAAAAGTAACTGGAATGGGTTACGAAGCCACAGAAGACAGCTACTACGAAGAAATAGATAAAGAAATGGCTAAATTATTTCCAAACGATCAGAGTAATGGTTCTAACGTCCAAACTGTTGCACCTGTAAATGGCAGAGCTTCTGTCAAATCTGGACGTAAACAGAGAGTGGTCTTAAGTGAAAGTGAAAGACGAACTGCTGATAGACTTGGTGTGCCATATGAAAAATATGCACAGCAAAAAATAAAATTGCAAAAAGGAGCATAAGATGGCTGATAGATCGAATCGAGAGTCTGCTACTCGTGAAAAACAGGAAAGAAAAGTAGATTGGAAGCCACCATCAACCCTTGATGCACCCGAAGCTCCTGTGGGGTATAAACACAGGTGGATAAGAGAACGTGTTATGGACTTTGACGATAAACAAAATGTCTATAAACGAAGAAGAGAGGGATATGAATTAGTCCGTGCAGAAGAGTATCCTGATTTTGACAGCCCAAGTATCGATGAAGGCAAAAATGCTGGAGTAATCGGTCAAGGGGGTTTATTATTAGCACGAATCCCAGAGGAAGTTGCTGATAGTCGAAATGATTATTTCGCCAAAAAAACTTCAAATCAAATGTCAGTTTATGATCAAGAGTTGGCTAACCAACCAGAATCATCTGCTGGTAGAATCTTAAAACCAGAAAGGAAATCACAAGTTCGATTTGGTGGAAAGAAAAGTTTTAATGATTAATAATTTTTTCTTATAGGAGATAGAAATGGCAAATCAAGATGCTGCTTTCGGAATGCGTCCTGTCAAAAGAATAGGTGGAACACCCTATACTGGAGGACAATCCCGATATAGAATCGCTGCCAATTATGGAACTGCTATATTTCAAGGTGACATGGTTATGCAAGTCACTGGCGGAGGCGTGGAAGTTCATGCTGATGGTGGTACTGTTCCAATAGTTGGAGTATTCAATGGTTGTAGGTATACAGACCCAACCACGAAAAAGGAAACTTTTTCAAACTTTTATCCTGCAAGCACAAATGCTGCGGACATTGAAGCTTTTATTATAGATGACCCTATGGTTGTTTTTGAAATTCAAGCTGCAATTGCTTTCCCAGTAGCTGATCTTCTGGGTAACTTTGACGTTGTTTACACAACTGCTGGAAGCACTGTTACTGGTATTTCAGGAGCGGAGTTGCAAGTCACAGATGGTGGCACAGCCACTACATTACCTTTGAAAGTCATTGATATTTCACAAGACCCTGAAAACAGTGACGTAGGATCCGCGCATACAAATGTTTTGTGTGTAATTGAAAACCATATTTTTGGCGTCAAAGGCGCTGGATTAGCATAAAGGAGTTTAGATTATGGCTATATCAAGAGCGCAACTCGTAAAAGAGTTAGAACCTGGTCTTAACGCTTTATTCGGAATGGAATATGATCGTTATGACAATCAGCACACTGAAATCTTTGAGACAGAAACTTCAGATCGAGCATTCGAAGAAGAAGTAATGTTAAGTGGTTTCGGTAATGCACAAACAAAATCTGAAGGTGCTGGTGTGGCATTTGATGATGCAAACGAAGTGTATACTTCACGTTATACAATGGAAACAATTTCACTTGCTTTTGCTTTGACAGAAGAGGCAATGGAAGACAATTTGTATGACCAACTTGGAAGAAGATATACAAGAGCGTTAGCAAGATCAATGTCTCATACAAAGCAAATCAAAGCCGCCGCAGTATTGAACAATGCTTTTAGTTCAAGCTTTACAGGTGGTGATGGTAAAGAGCTTTGTGCAACAGATCATCCTTTAGGTGGTGGTGGTACGTTCAGAAATGAATTTACAGTCGCTGCAGACCTTAATGAAACATCATTAGAAAATGCTCTTATTGACATTTCACAATTTGTTGATGAGAGAAATATGATTGTTGCTTTAAGAGGTATGAAGCTTATTGTTCCACCAGCATTACAATTTGTTGCTGATAGATTACTTGAATCAACTTTAAGAACAGGTACTTCTGACAATGATGTAAACGCAATTAAGAACATGGGTATGTTACCAGAGGGTTATACTATTAACCACTTCTTAACAGACACAGATGCGTTTTTCCTCAAGACAGATGCACCTAATGGTTTCAAGTATTTCGAAAGAACACCATTAAGCACAAGCATGGAAGCAGACTTCGACACAGGAAACATGAGATATAAAGCAAGAGAAAGATATGCTTTTGGATTCTCTGATCCTCGTTGTGTGTTTGGATCACCAGGCGCATAAGCGAACAATTGTTCGTTTTTATTAAAGGGGTCTTTGCAGACCCCTTTTTTTTATGTATACTTAAATTACCTTGACGAAGAATTAACTTCGACAATAGCCACGACAAGGAGATTTACATGGCTAATACAACATTTAACGGACCTGTCCGATCCGAAAACGGATTTCAAGTTATCAACAAAAATGCAACCACTGGCGCTCTTACTACAGTATCTAGTATGGCTTCAACTGGAATTTTGACAAACAAATTTATTAAGCACGTTGGTTTTGCTACTGGTGTAACTGTAAATACTACTGCTGGAGACAGTCCTGCAATAGGTGAATTTACACAACCTGCTAATACAATCATCACAGATATAAAAATATTTTGTGACACTGCTCCTGTTATTGGAACTGGTGACATTGGATATGAGGTTGGAACATCTAGTTCTGGCGCTCAAATCGTTGCTGCAGTTACTGATGAGATTTTAGATGGTGGCACAACTGTTGTAGTACATAACGTCACAACTACAACATTGGTAGTACAGACACAATCTGGTACAACTGCTCCAGCTTCTGTTCAGTATACAGACACAGAAAGAACTATTTTCTGTAACATAACCAATACAGTTGATGCAACAACAGCAGGATCTTTCACATTCATTATTGAATATGTTCAAATTGCTTAATAGGAGATAAATATGGCAGACGCAGTTACCTCAGAGACCTATCAGGATGGTAATCAGATTGCTGTTTTCAAATTTACTAATATCTCCGATGGTTCTGGTGAAAGTGCAGTAAAAAAAATTGATGTTTCTGCATTATCTAAGAATGCTCGTGGTGAATCTTGCACAAGAGTTACAATAGAAAAGATGTGGTGG